CGAGGCATTACAACTCAGGTGCGGGTGCTGGTTTAATCTGCTCGAACGGCATACTCGCTGCAGGGTATAGTGCTTCGTCGTAAGCGCGGATGGCTTCCTTGATCTTCTTATCCAGACCATAAGGAGTGCCTTCTTCGCACTCAGCAGCAACGATCATCACGGCGATGACATCTTGGGCTGTCCGTCCTGCGGTAAGGGCGTCCAGGGCTTTGGCAGTGATCGGATTACTTTTCATCAGTAGTCTCCTTCTTCGGTGCGTCTTGGTCAGGCCAAAGGAACTCAGTGGGCATCTGGTTGCGCAGGTTGCTGATGAGCGCGTTCACAGTGTCGCGTACTTCCAGCAGTTTGTTCATCGTAGCTGCGGCGGGTGCTACGACTGACTTGCTGAGCTGCGCATCGTGCGCGCTGTTCTTGTGGAACAAGTTGAACTGGTGCTCGGCCTCACGAGAGGCACGCTTGAGATAAGCAAACCCAGTCTTGATACCGTACTCACGGATATCTTTGCTTATCTGGGACTGTAGACCGATTCTAGGCATGGTCATTCCTCCTATATGGGTTAGTGGGCTGGGAGGGACTCGAACCTCCCTGTCTGCCACCAAGAAGCACAAGCTGCTACGCTGTAAGTGCTGTGTCGGCCACGTAGCCCTGGGATTGCGCGGTTACAGAATACGAACAGCGCAAAAAAGAAGGGGCCAGCGTTGGCCAGCCCCTTCGGGCGGAGAGTGGGTGTTAGGCCAGGAGCTCCTTGAGGGTGGCTTCCTTCTCCTCGTCGCTCATGGTGGCGAGCTTGCGCTTCAGTGCCACGAGCGGGTCCACAGCGACGGCCTTGAGGGTCTCGCCGGGCTTCCATCCGGAGACGATGGTCTGGATCTCCTCGTCGGACTTTCCGGCCTTCTTGTAGCGCCGAATCGCGCCCTGGAGCGTGACTGTCGAGGCGGCAACGAAGCGATCGAAGACCACCTTCTCGCCGAACTTGTCAGCGGCTTCCTCGAGGTTGTCGCCGAAGTCGTACACGACCTCCACAACTTCCTGGCTCTCGTCGTCCATGTTCACGGTTGCTTTGATGGTCTGGTCGGACATCTTGTCCTCCTTTGTTTGACGCTGAGCGTCGGTTAATGCAGGTTGTCAGTTGGACGTCCACCTGCGCGTTATAGCTGAGCGCCCTTCAGTTGGAGAACCGCAGCGGGGGGAGACTACGGGTGAAGGGCGCGTTCATTAGAGCACACCGACTTTGCCAAAGGCCTGTTCATAGTCCTGCACAAACTGGACCTGGGCATTGAAGGGAGCCTTGCTGAGGGCGGCGGCAAGGTCTGGCTTGGATACTGAGACCAAGCGTATGAACCTTGTTACGCGGATTATGTTCCTGGGCACAAGGTTCTGCCGTGGTACTGGCAAGGCTCGAGCGTCGATGCGCTTACGTTCAACAAGTTCTAAGTTCAAGTTGGCCATCGCGGTTCTCCTTCCGTTGTGGGCATAATATACAGCGGCATGGGGTGAATGTCAATAATTATTTTCATTAGCAGTGTTTTTGCAGGTCCTGGTCGCCCGCCAAAAGGATCGCTAGTGAGTTAAGTGCTTCGCGCAACTTCATGCAGCCCAACGCACTCAGCGTCATCTCACCTCCGGCCATTGCATCAGACGCTAGGTCCGCGGAGACTACGTTGATGTGGAAAGCGCCGTTGGGCATCTCGATGATGGTGACCTGCGACAGGAGGTTGTGCTGCTCGTTCTTGAACCGCTCGATGATCGGCGGAATGTTAGTTGCTGTTCTCATTTAGCCCTCTCGTCCTTTAGTTTGCTAAGGATGTCCATCGCTTCGTCGCGCTTATGCTCAATCTCTTCAGGCATCTGCACCTGCGAAACAATGTTGCTGATGCTACGCCTAGTGCGACGCTGCAAGCGAAAGTTGTTGTGAATGTACGCTGCCGCATCCTTCGGCGTCATGTTGCGCTCAGCGAGGCCGTTGCTTTCGAGGATGCCAGCGAGGTCCAGGATCGCTTGGGCAATGAGGCCAGACATAGTGTTAACCTCTAGGCCCTTGATGCGATAGAACTTGCCAATAGCAGCCAGCGACACTGGGTCTATGCGCGACTCGGCGGTAATAGTTAGTGACTTACTCATATGTGCAGGCGTCTCCTCTTCCAAAACTTTAGGTAACAGGTTATGTGATAGTAGTAGCTGCGGCTGCGCACAGCGTTGCGCTTAACTGAGCGTAGGCACTTCGCGCAAACTGGGTACCAAACGTGCTTGCCCTTTGGGAGTCGTAGGCCTGGGGACTTAATTAGTTTCATTGATGCTCCTTCGGTTAAAATTTGACCGAAGCCGGTTTTGCACTAGATATGAATCACCCCTGTTCATTTGATAGCTCCCCCTTTGCTTGTTCGATGAACGCGTTTTGCATCTCAAGCGACTTTTTGGCTATCTTAGTCTCTATTTCTTCAAGGCTCTCGCCATTCTCAAGACCCAGACTAACGACTTGTGCATCACAGATTAGCTTCAGCGCCAGCAGGAGGGTGTCGTAGTAGGGGGCTTTGACGAATTTAGTATAAAACGTCTTTCCCTCGGTTTCCGCATAGGCTACACCGTGAAGCCTTGCATCTGCTCGGTCAAGTATTGACTGCCCCTTTTGTGCGATAACTTCCGTTGCTATTTCGCCACCTGTGTATCGTTTAACTTCGTCCATCACCATGTCCTCCCTTTCTCATTCAAGGTTTCTGCCTCGCCAGTACAACAAGGGCCGCACATATCCGTAGCAGCCATGCCGCCCTTTATCCCAAGCTCTTGTCCACAGACGATGCAATGAGTTGCGCCGTGCTTCTTGGCGCGGGCAAGGCGTTTACATTGACATGGGGAGCAGCCACATTTCTCACAGAAGTCTTTATCTCTGTCCATCAGTCGCCTCCCCCTTCGCTTGCTCAATCCAATCCGCAGGCGTTTTGACAACAGGCTTTCCACCCACCGTCTTTAGTCGTGCGCTTATCAATGGGTTTGAGGCCAGCTCCAGCGCCCGCATTAAAGTGTCGTAGTAGGGGGCAAACACAAGCAACGGAATCTCCTCACCGTCGGCAAGGTTGTTCACCATCTCGCGTATTTCTCCTGCTGTGTACCGCTTAACGTCCATCAGTCACCTCCAGCCGCTTACGGGCTTCGGATTCGGCCCATTCACGCTTCTTCTCGTTGGAATCGTATGCTTCATAATCTGGCAGGAGGATTGCAGACAGCTTTTCCTTTTTACCATTGATTATGTCGATTAGTGCGGCATTGAGGGTTGCTGCATCAACAGCCAACACCTCTATCATGCTCTCTTTGAGGGCGATTTCGGCTTCAAGTCGGTCAACTTCAGCAAGGGCAATACTGTTTTTACAGAGCCACAAATCCTCGCTAATCATTCCGCACTTGATTCCGGCCCGTATGCTTCCTGCCCTCGCCGGTTTTAATCTTTTATCAATGTCTCTCATCACTTACCTCGCTATCCATTCAATATGTATGTGGGAGATTAACCACCACAGTCCAGCGATAACAACGACCAACCCTGCACCGATTAAAACTCCAAGCGTAATCAGTCCTGACACAAAACGGATCCCAATATCACTCATCATCATTCTCATCGCTTTCTGGTGGGTTGGGGAGTGGGCTGTGTGCTTCAATCAGCGAACTAACCTCCCGCAGTATCTTTTCGCGCTCTGTTAACCATAGTCCATGATTAGGATTCCATCCCTACAGCGTCAACCAATAGACAGCGGGGCGGCAAGGTTGCCATCCTTGTTCGCGCTTGAGGAAGCGGCGCTCATAATCTCCACGCACCGCCCCATTGCTGTCAGTTACTTAAGAGCGCTAAGATTTCTGCTTTGCTCTTCCCAGCAAGCATTCTCTTAACGCGATTGCGCTCGGCCTCGGCTTGCGAAGCTAGCTTGTATGTAGTTATGTGGTGGCAGAACGCACAGGCATATGCACGCTCGCCCTTGAGTTTGTTCGTGCTGTCAAGTTGCATACCGCACTTCTCACACTTGCGTGGATGGTCAGGGTGCTTTGATGCTGGCATCACTCACCTCCGATTGCTAAGCGTAGGCTGTCGTAGTAGCTCGTAACGTCTATAATATACAAACCTCGCTCGAATGTTATAATCCAATGCAGTTCACTGAGGAGCTGCTCTGCTGTCTCGAGGCGCTTGTCCACAGCAGATACTGTAGCTACTGCGCTGTCCAACTGAGCTTGTGCATCAGCTTGTGCAGACGCTCGACCTAAGCTGTACGACCACGCAAGGGCGCCTGAAAGGACGAGAAACAGGACGCCCCTTGTTATGCGTGATCGAGAAGTCATAAGGCTTGTGCTTTTTTGAAGTCTGCCCAGGCTTGCTTGCGGCCTTTGTACAAGCCCTTTGCTTTCGCTATGAGTAGGGCATGTGCGAGGGCTTGGAGCATGGCATCCTCAGGGTACGCTCCGGCAGCGTTTGCCGAAGCCTCTCCGCTGATGTAGTCGCCCTGCCTGCCGTAGCGGGCAATCGGCGTCTGTTCTACGCCTGTACAGAAGTGCAGATCAACTGGCTTGCCGTTAACGAGAATGGTCTTGAGGTACACGCATTTCTCGCAGTAGTGCTCATGCACAGGGCCTGGAACCTGTTCGTAGCCTGCGTCGCTAGTCATTGCATGGCTCCGATCTGTTCGGTGAGCAAACCCCAGAAGGCATTGAAGTCCTCATTTGGGTACGTCTCAACGAGCCAGCGTGACGCCTCTGCCTTCAGGTCCAACGTGTCCCATGCGTCAGGCTCTAGGCTACAGTCCTCAGCCTGCACAGCGTGCTCCACCATAAACTCGATGGCGTGGAGCAGCAAGCGTGTGCTGTTGCCCTGCTCCTCAGGTGTACCAACGAACGATATGTCGTTCTTGATGAGGTTCGCGCAAATGTTGCGCAACGTTAGCACTTGTTCTTTGTTCATAGCGTTCTCCTTTTCTTGACAATCTTCACCTCGGTTAGGTCGAACGAGCCAAGCGCGAAGGCCTTGGTCCAGGTGAGGCCGCTACGTTCCTTGTAGCGCGTGTTTGCGAAGGCCTTGTCGCGCGTCTGGTAGTACGCCTCAACTGCGGCGGCGTGATTGCTAAGGCGCGTTGTTGCGAGCAGCGTACCACGATGGTTGATCCAGGTGATCTCGTAGAACGTGCGCGGTGCTTCGGTCATAATTTAACCGAAGCATTTGCGCGACGTCTGCGCAGCTCTTTGCCCAGGATGTTGCTAAGCACCGTCTCAACGTAGGCACGGCCGAAGCGCTCTATCGCATCGTCGAGGAGGCTTGTGGTCTCGCTTGGCAGATCGGGTTCCCACGTTAAACGGACCTCGGTGACTTCGTCGTAGATGGGCATGCCCAGCGCTACGAGGTCGTTGTTGGCGTCGAGGCGAATGTTGTCTTCGAGACCAGCTGCTTCGACCTCAGCCTTGAACATGTCGATGGCCTTGGCGTAGCTTGGTTCTGTGATCTCGTTGTGGAGTGCGCCGTACTCGTCGAGGCAAGTGATGCGGTACATTAGTCGTCCTTTCTGTTAACGTAGCTCGGCGTAGATGCCGCTGACGGTTGCTTTGAACTGGCGACAGAACTTAACCATGTTGTTCTGTGTCTGCTCTTTGGTGTAGTAGCGTTTGTAGACGACTGCTTCGCGCCGGTTCCCAAGTATGTCGATGGTGGCGAAGTATTCGACCACGTAGGATGATGCGTCGGTTGCTTTGTGTAGGCGTTGCGTGGCCGTTGAGACGTCCATGCTTACACCTTACCCAGCTCTGCCTCATCCGAGGCGGCTGCACGTTTGCACGCATCGCTGAGGCGCAGTAGACGGTCGTCGAACTGCTTGTCGTTGCGGCGTACACCAACGAGGTGGCGCAGTTGCTCGATAGCCATGCCTGCAGCACGGTTGGGCTTGCGTAGGGCTGCGTGAATGTTGCGCGAGACGGCCTGCTGATACTTTTCCTCCTTACGTGCTTTGATGTTACGGCGAAAACGTTTTACTTCTTTGGTCATGATAGACCTCCATGTTACGTTCGCGCATAGCGTTGTTGCTACGCGCATAGCACCCACGCACGCGATCAAACGCACGTGGGTAGGTTGCGACGTTAGAAGTCGCGCGGCTCGATGTGGTTGCGGATGGTACGATAGCAGCCCCAGATCATCGGTCCGTTTTCTGGGAGTAGACGGTCCAGCATCATCAAAGCACGGAACCAATCGTAGAAGTCTTCTTCCGATACGTTGGGTCCATGCGTTACATAGAATGTAGCTGCGTAAGGCCACGAGGGTGAATCGTCCACGATTTCAATCTCGTGTATTGCGCGTGCTACCTGATAGATGCGCGTTTTCCATTGGTGTGTTCATGCGTTGTCCTTTCGTTAGCTGTTGGTTATTCGTTTGCGCCGGATAGTTGTTTCCATACGAAGTATGCATCTTGGCATTTCTCCGTATCATAGCCCCAACGTCCGAGGTGCCACATCACGGTGTCACCATCGACCATTCCAAGCCGGTCGAATAGGTATTGGCCCATTACGTGAGGATCACGCGTAACGGGAGGTGGGTCGGTTGCGCAGTAGTCGGCATACTCCATGATGTTGTCGATGTGCTTGCACACGGCGTCGACGTCCGTGTATAGGTCACGTTTCGCACACCATAGCGCGACCACAGGTGGTGCGGGTCGATGGCCGAGGTCGATGTAGATACGCGCCGCAGCTTGTGCGTCCCAATCTATGGTGCTTGGCGCGTTGTGTCGTGCATGCTCCGACGTCCATGAGATGGCGGTGTCGATGCGTTGTTCGAGAGTGTCCATGTTTCGTCCTTTCGGTTTGCGACGTTAGTCGCGGTTGTCTTTGATGGCTTGGATAGCAATGGTCTTCACGCCACCACGTCCCAAGATGCCACGTCCCAAACGTGCGACGTGCACGCCAGGTGCGTCGATGTGCGTCCAAGCTGTGGACCGTGGGAAGGTGGCGCGTTGGAGTAGGTTGTACGCGTGGAAGGCGTCGTTGCTGTCGTCGAACTTCGCGCGTGTTAACGTTGTGCCGTTTGCGTTGGTGCTAACCAAGAGCCACGGCTTGTTGAGGTTGTGCGTGCGTTGCGTTGTGCGTTGCGTTGTGCGTTGCATGATGGTTCGTCCTTTCATTAGGTGCGGGTAACGTTGTTGTTTCCCGTGGGTTGTGCCAAAATATATGCCAGAACCGGGCAATTTGCAACAATTATTTGCGTTAGCACGGCAATTGTGCTATGTGCGTGTTTGGCGGGTTTCATGTAGGTACCCTGGGATTATTTGGCGTGTTTGACCGAAGGAGCTGTATTTGATAGAGTGTTATTGTGCGTAGAATTCTCTATCTATTATAAGATTTTTTTTTTAACAAAAACGACAACTCTACGGAGAATCAGAACCAATCGCGCTTCGGTCAAACGCCCCAAAAAACGCCACCGTACATACATGAAACACGCCCTACATGCCCTACATGCACCTTACGGGCGTAGCCCGAGGTCTTAAGTCTGCGCGGCGTTGCGGTGTCCAGCGGGCACCTATGAACTCGCAACCATATGCGGCGACAACGTGCATAGGCGTCGCAACGGTGCTTCGGTCAAAATATGGACGAAGCATGGGTGCATAGGTGTATAGGCGTAACCATATGCGGCCACGGTTGGAATAGTTGGCGCAAACAAAAAACCCCGATCCGAAGACCGGGGTTTGTTGTTGTTAGTCGTTGCTTGCCGCAACGATTGCTTCCATGATCGTTTCGTCGATGCCCAGCTTTTCCGCTGCGGCTTTCAACGTGACCCGTTCAGCTTTCACATCGGCAACGAGCTCCGACATGATTTGCTTTTCGGACTTCGTTGAGACGGTCCGCGAGTCCGGTTTGACGGTCCGGACGTCTTCGGCTGGTGCACGTTCATTGTTCCGATACTTCTGTTGCACCGCGATGATGTTGCGCGCCAGGACTTCATCTATCAAATCATTGATAGACCATCCGTCAAACGTCACTATGTGCTTCGTTTTGACGGATTCGGTTAACACGTTTTTACCGTCTGGACCAACGACAAACTTTCCATCATCGCCGCGCATTTTCCAACGCGTGCCGGATTCCTTCACCCGTTCAACGTTGGGCAACGTTGCGTTCATGTCGATGGTCGTTGCATTGGTCGTCTCGTTTGATTTGGCGTTCATGTTTCGCCCTTTCAAATGTATGCACGTTTGTGTTTATGTTGCATGGTCGTGCATGTTTACCATGTTTACGTTGCACCATGACACCATACGGCATACATGCAACCCATGCAACGTTTGCTAATTGTCAAATAACGTTTGCCCGGTTTTGTGGGGCACGGGAGTATTACAAACGTGCAACGTGAAATGCAACAACATTCGACACATGCAACGTGCAATGATGCAACGGTGTGACAAATATCACATTCACAAATACGGGGCGTGTTGTTGGCACAATCTTTGGCACGGTTGCAACATCCAATGTATGCAACGTGCAATGGTTCAAACGTGCAACGCATGGTACGTGCCAACGTGCAACGTTTGCATGGTGCAACGTTTTATAGTTGCACATGGGGCCGGGACCGGGGGAATCGTCATACGTGCGGGCGGGAGAGGTGTTTTTAGATCGCTACTCGCTGTACTTAATTTGTGGTTTTGCAGACGGCTTCGCCGTTGCACAACGACCTGCGCGGCGCAGCGCTGCGCGTCCGCGTCCGGCGGGTGCGCGTGCTTCGTTGCGCGTGCTTCGTTCAAAATTTGACCGAAGCGTTGGGCAGGTGTGCAGGCTTGCGCAGTCTGTGGCTGTTTGTGCTCAGGAGCGATTTGTAGGGAATTGTCTTGTTTAGCGGGCATTTTCGCTGTATCTTGTTGTGACATGGAGGAAGTATGCCAACCATCGGAAGACACCCGCTTCCGCCTAATGAGCGGAAGTTTGAGCTCGGACATCTGTACGCAGTACACAAAGAAATCCTGCGCCGTCTTGTCCTTGGGCAGAAGCCGAAAGATATTGCGGAGGCCCTGGGCGTGACGCGCACAGTCGTTACGTATACGCAGAACAGCGAGTTGGGGCGACAGCACATGCGTACGCTTGAAGCAGCGCGTGATGCACAGACCGCAGACGTCAGCCGCGCGATTTTAGAAACTGCGCCAGAGTCCTTATCCATCTTGCAGGACCTTCAGCGAGACGAAGATACGCCAAGAGCCTTGCGTGCCCGCGTAGCCTTTGGAATCCTGGATCGTGGAGGTTATGGGCCTACGAAGAAAAGCATCATCGACGATAAGCGTAGCGGGACAGGTGGTATCTTTTCTCAGAAGGACATCGAGGCCTTGAAGCAGCGTGCATTGGAGCAGGGCAAGATTGTTAGCGTCAGCAACGCTCAGGTCGACGCGGTCGATGCGGAGGTCGTAGATGGCTAACTTCGCCGACGCTTTAGCTGCTGTGTATGAGTTCGAGGGCGGTTACGCTAACGACCCAGATGACTACGGCGGCGAGACGTACAGGGGTATCAGCCGCCGCTATCAGCCGACGTGGCCAGGGTGGGATACTATTGACCGCTTGAAGGATCGCTTCGCAGAAGGCTTTGTCGTGCATCTGGACAGTGATGAGCGCCTGCAAGAGCAGGTGCGCACGCTGTACAAGGAGCGCTTCTGGAATAAGCTCTGGGGCGATCAGATCGAGTGTGATGCTGTGGCCGCGGAGATGCTCGACATTGCAGTTAACCTCGGCACCTCTCGGGCCGTCAGGTTCCTTCAGAAGTCCCTCAACGCCCTGTCCAAAGATGGCCGTTTGTGGAGGCAGTTAGCGAAGGATGGCAAGATGGGGCCCAACACTTTCGCCGCCCTTCAGGAGGCGTTGGAGCACGGAGACGCAGAGTACATCGTCCTTATGCTTAACATCCTTCAGGGCAATCACTATTATTATCAGACGGAGAAGCGTCCTCGGCAAGGCAAGTTCTTGCGCGGGTGGCTTAAGCGCGTTTCTGTTACTAAGGACTACCAATTAGCGCAATAGCGCGGAGGTTTGTTATGTCAGGTCGTAATGAAGTTATTATCACTGGAGCTGCAGTTAGTACAAGCAGCCCAACGGCTCATCTGAATAGCACTAATGCTAGTCAGTCCATCCCTGATGCAAACAAGTATCGTGATGGAGCTAGTGAGGGCAAGGCTGTGGCGATCATGATTTCTGTAGAGACTAATCCTATTAGGGTAGCATGGGGAACTGCACCAGTTCCTGCTACACCAGTAGGCCATGTGATACAACCTGGCGGCGATCCTATCCTTTTGAGCAGCTGGTCACAGATTAACCAGTTTCGCTTTATTAGCGAAAACTCTGGAGCCCATGCTGACCTCAACGTAACACCTTTTTTCTAAGGAGTTAAACTATGAGTGGTTTTCAATCCAATGCTGTGCCGTACCTGCCTCCAGACTACGCACCATTAGTCTATTCAGAGAGTGCTCCAACCTCTTCTGACATTAGACGCATTGGAACTATTTGGATCAACACTGTCACAGATACGGCGTACTTCTTAGTAGACGTCACCTCTGGTACAGCTGATTGGGCAATCATTAGTGACGGTAGAGTTGAACTAACCTCTGTTACAGACCCAGCAGAGAATGCTGCCGTCTCCTTGGAGAACATTCACAACTACGCTGGAATTAGCGTTACAGATTCTGTTGGCAACGATCAGAATCTTCCTACTGCCTCTGATATTAAGGATTGGTGGGCACAGCTTGTTGACAGTGATGATCAAGGCGGCAATTACCAAAAGTCTTGTTTCCACACACATAATGGTTCTACGTATGTAGTAGTTGCTATGGACGACGCTGGGCTTACCATTTATTCTGTTAGTGCTGCTGGTGAGTTAACTGCTGTAGACACGCAGGATGACGGTGGGGACTACCGTGATGTTTGCTCTGATGGGACATATATCTACGCTGCCTGTAGTAGCAGCGGTGTTCGTGCGTACAGCTTCGATGGTAGTACCCTTACGCACATAGCATCTAACGCAGCAGTTGACTCTGGTGTAGCGTACGGGGTAGAGGCTGTTACTACTGGTGTAGTTGCCGTTGCTGAAGGTGCTGCAGGCCTTCGGACATACATATTTAATGGAACGGCTTTTACCCATAAAGACGGCTACGATTATGGGTCTACGTATATAGCTATTTCTCAAGACACAACATACTTTTACTGCGCTTCTCGTGGAGGAGGCGGAGGTGTGTCAGCTTATACCATCGATGCAGATGGTGTAGTTACTGAGAAAGATTTCATGGCCAATACATCGTATGGTAGTTCTGACACTGCTTACGATATTTCAGGTATTGTCAACAGCGTTGGGCATATCTATTTGGCTAACGATACTGATGGCCTAAGGGCATTTAGGTTTGATGGCGCAACTATTACAACTAACGGCAATACAGATGCCGGTGGTAACTATAGGGGTGTGTACGCTTACAGCGACAAGATTTTTATCGGTGCTGGTTCATTGGGTCTCAGAGTGTACTTCAATGATGGCGGTACTTTAGAGTACATGCTTATAGAGGACATTCTTGCTGGCGGCTATGGAGTGCTGTTTGACGGAACCTATGTTTACTACTCTAGAGCAACCAACGGCCTTTCTACCTATTCATTCACCGAAGAAGATGACCCTATTCCTGTTGGAACTACTTACACAATAATCAGTAAGGCTGCGTCAACAGCTGACTTTGATGTTATTGGCGCGCAGACTATTACCATGTCTCCTGGCGAGGCTCAAAAGTTTATCTACGACGGTACCAGCTGGGTTCCCTCTAGTGGTGTAGATGCGGATGATATTGATTTCAACCCAGCAACTTCGTATCTTTCAGCAGGTGACGTCCAAGCAGCAATTGATGGATTTGCTCCCACCGCAGTCAAGACTGCCGAGGCAAATCGCGCCCTTGTTCCTGATGGAAGTCTGGACCTGGATGGACTGAATGAGTTTGGCCTGACTGGCGATATTGCGATGTCCGATACGAAGGGCATCATCTGGGCCGCAACCGACTCGATGAAGCGCAGCGCAGCCAACACCATGACGCTTTCAGGCTTTACTACTTGGGATTTCGGTGCGGTAACAACGCTTGATTTTGATAGTGCGGTTGACTTTACCGATGGCGGTCCCTATGGATTTGATGGCAATCAGAATCTAAACGGAAACCATGTCTTAAACAGCGCAACCCACCTCGGCCTAGCAGCTTCGGGGCCGTTCTATCGGTTTGATAAAGTTGATGACCAAATAAACTGCGGTTCAGGTACATCGCTAGACAACTGTTTTGCAAGTGGTGGTTCTGTTTCAGTGTTGATAAACCCAGCAAGTGATGGCGAGGGCAGTTCTGGCCGCATTTTAAGTAAACGTGCCGCCGCTGCCGGATGGTTTATAAATATAGAGGATGAGGCAGGTGGTCTTGTTCGGCTAAAATTTCACCAAGAATGTGCAACAACCGATGGAGACTGGATCACGCCAGTCGAGATTCCAATTAATGAATGGTCTCACATCGTTTTAACCTATGATACAAGCGACCCAACGACGGCACCGGTCATTTACAGAAACGGCGTTTCGCTTTCTGTTAGCGTCGAAAATACACCAGTTGGGGCCGCGCTAAGTGATTCAAGTCAAAGCCTTATTGTGGGCGGTGACGGGTCAGGCGGTTCCACCTTCGACGGCCAAATCGCAGGCTGGGGTCTCTTAAACCGCGCCCTCACCGCTGACGAGGTTAAAGCCGCTTACGCCGCAGGCCCGGACGGGCTTGAGACTTTGGGCTTTGCCGCAATCGGGGCGAGTCAGACGGAAATGATCACCGACTCTGATAACACCGATTTCGCGGATGAGACCATAAACGAGTGGATAGTACAAACGACGGGCGGCGGCACTTGTGTATATGATGCTGGACCGGCAGCAGAGAAAACTGCGCTGATAACTGTCGGGGTGTCGCCGGGAACCATGACCGCTGGCGCACTTCCGACTTCTGAAATTATCACACTTGAATCTGGGAAACGGTACAGAATAAAGGCTGACATATATATACCATCGACACATAATAACTGGACAGCTATTTTTGTGAACCTAAACAGCGTCGATGGGACCACAATCGACGAGCAGCGGGCCGTCCTGACAACGGAAGATAGCTGGCAAGATATATATCTTGACGTCCTGATTGGTGCGGACACTTCCGGATACATTCAGATTCGAGGGAACTCCACAACCACGGGCGACCAATTCTATTTCGACAACATCTCGATTACCCAAATTGGCATCGTCGGCAACTGGCACGACTTCAGCGCGGCCACGGCATACGACTCAAGCGGGAATGACAACTATGCAGCGGTGACGGGCGCGACGCTGCATAACGTGACGGAGAGCATTGAGAGTACGTTTGTTTATCACCTGAGCTGTGCGAACTTTAACAACAGTACATCATCTGAGACACCGACGCTCGCTGGCGGTGCCGCACACCCCACAACATTAAACGAAGTTATATATGCACCGTTCAACCCGCCGCTTTTTCTGGGTGGCCGGGTGTTAGTATTAGATCAGGTTACTGTTTGGTACAATACTGATGCAAACGGTGACGATTTCGATTTCGCCCTAACCCGGACAGACAGGGATGGGTCAACAACCGCCGATATTAGTGTCGCCAATATTGGCAATGGAGAAACCGGCGACCAGTCTGCCGAGTTACTTTCTGCGCCCGTGACGCTATCTGATTTCGGCTATTTCGTTTCATGTAATGTAAACAACACCGACGCGGCCACCGATGTTAAAATCTACGACGTCAAATTTGAAGGGCACTACGAATGATCCTTGAGTATAACGGCGACCGCTTTTGCGCGGAGCCACGTTCCGAGGGTAATGAATATCGCAATGGTAAACTCCTCGCCCAAAATGGCGTCCTTGAGCCGGGTTACTCCGTTGTCTGGACAGACCGCCCCGTCTATGTAACGGAGGTGGTGGACAACGAGGACGGCGAGGGGTCGAAAGTTATAACCCTTGTCGAACCCGACCTCTACAAGATCGGGGAACGCAAAGGCGAGGTGAAGCCCTGCACGGTCGCAGGGTTTGACGAGTACGGGAAGCCGGAGGCTGTGGGTGATCCTTCGATTTAACCCATACTTTTGGCATCACCTCTATTTAGGACTCGCTTTAATGGTGGCGGGCTGGTGGCTTGGCTTGGGCGTGTACATCGTCGGCGCTATCATCTTCCTTGATGAACAATTCGGCACAGATTTCTTCAATGAATGGGCTGAAGAAATTGCTGAGGCATAAAACATGAGCGGACCTAAGTTTGGTGATCTTGCTAATGATCACAACAGGGATGTATAATAGGAAACAAACGTTGGCAATGACGCTAGCAGACAACCTAAGGAGAATCTGATGGAACTTACTGTAAGCAAAAGTACTATCGCTAAGTCAATGGGTCCAATGAACAAGCTGTCAAGTACGCACTTCAAGAACAACGTACTCGCTTGGAAAATAGCTTCTATGAAACGCAAGGTAGCGGATGCCTTTACACTTTATGAGGAGTATCGGTCAGATCTTTGGGTAGATGCTGGTGCTGAGCTGAAGGTCGTAGACACACCTCACGGACAGCGTGCGTTCTTTCAACTAAAGGATAAGGATAAGCGTGAGGAAGTAGAGGCTAAGGTAAAGGAGTTGGATAAAGAGGAGGTTACCCTTTCTGGTATGCCAAAGATCTCTTTAGACATGCTAAAAGGAGAAGAGTGCTCACTAACTCCTGATGACCTCCTTGCACTTGAGTGGTTAATAACAATGGAGAGTTAGTATGCATATCTTAGTCTTCGGCCGTACGCACGAAGTCCACTGGGACAATCGTAACAAACTGGTTAACGCTTCTGGCAAGGTCTTCGGAGAACTAGCTGACGGAGTCCGCCTCCCACAGGCGCAGCCTGCACCTGAGGACCCGATTCGTCGCCTCCTTAGCGAGGTCGCTCGACCCGAGGAGAAGTGGCTTAAGCGAGACATTCTGGCTTGGGTTGATCGCTTGTACGATGCTTCGGTCAAAATTTAACCAAAGCATTTAGGGTAACACTATGGCTCAGTGGCTGTTAGACCATGTTCCGTTCATTAAGTATGGGTTCTGTCTCAACTATTGGGTTTGGTTTCATATTTTAGCAGGTGCCTTGGCAGGACGCTTGCTGAGACGGATGGAGGACTATTGGAAGGCTGTCTCACTGATTGCAGTGGGAGCGATCCTCTGGGAAGGGATCGAGCTAGCTATCGATGGAATCTCCGCATATAGCAGTTGGGTACGTTGGCTATACGATAGCCTGGGTGACGTTGTAGGGTCGGTTGTGGCCGCCCTGTTTGCGCTGTAGCTGAGAAGAAGGAGATTATCGTGGCTAATGGCAATGATCCTGTAACTAAATGCAACTGGATAGGCTATCTTCAGCTTGTTCCCTGGGCAATAGTTGGTCTATGGTTCGTGTTCGGGAACAACACGTCCTCTGGTCAGAACGCTATTGACATTGGGCAGAATGCCACCTCCATCAAGGCCAATGCTAGCCAGATTGTGGAGCTGAAGGAGTTTAAGGCGTCGATGGAGAGTGAGCTAAGGCATATTAATGCACAGCTTGCTAGCATTGACAACAAGCTTGAGAAGATAACGCAGTAAGGAGATCATAATGGGTTGGAAAACTTGGATCGTTAGTTGGGCGCTTGGGCAGCTGATTGCACTGCTGACTCGCTATGAAGACGAGATCGTGGCCTTTATCAACAAGAAGGTCGACCTCCCGCGCATGGATGAGGCTAACGAGGCGAAGCTGATCCGCAGCATCCTCGAGGCCATCCGTCTGTTCGTTCGCGGCGAACGCTAAGCCGCATGATTGACCTGGACTCGGCGTCGAAAGCCGAGCTCAATGAGATCGTACAAGAGTGCTATGTAGACAGAAAGTTCGCTTGTAAGATTCTCTTCCCAGAACTCTTCGAACTGCCTTTCAGCGAGAAGATTCACGACAAGATCTTTGACATGATCCAAAGCGGCGTCCAGAAGGGCGCTATTGCTGCACCTCGTGGCATCGGCAAGACGAGTATCGTCAACATCGCTATACCTGGGACGGAGATTCTGTTCCGTACGTCTAAGTTCATCGTACCAGTTAGCGCAACGAATACGTTAGCGGTAATGCAGAGCGAGAACCTTAAGTTTGAACTCAAGAGCAACGACAACATTCGGAAGCTCTTCGGCAACCTTGAGTCTCGACAGTTCTCCAAGGAGCAGTGGACAGCGAATAACTTTGAGGACAGCAGGTTCCCTGGAACTTGCGTCATGCCGCGTGGTGCTGGACAGCAGGTCCGCGGACTCAACTACTTCGGTATGCGCCCCGACTTTCTGATCGTAGATGATCTTGAGGACCCAGAGCAGACTGATTCAGAAGAACAGCGTGCCAAGAAACTTAAGTGGTTCTACGCTGATCTCCTCAAGACTGTACCTAGGTACAAGAAGGACTGGCGCGTTTTCGTCATCGGCACGATCCTTCATGAGGACAGTTTGCTAAACAACCTCCTTGAGAGTCCTGATTGGGAGAGCGAGCTGCTGGAGCTGTGTGACGATAACCTTGAGTCGCATTGGCCAGAGTTCATTCCAACGGCTGATATTAAGAAGGACTACGCTGAGCACGAGCGCCTTAACATGCTGGACGTTTGGTATCGGGAGAACAGGAACCTTCCAGGTGTCCGCGGTCTTAGTGGCTTCGATGCAAAGGATTGGGTTGAGTACAACGAGCTCGATCCTAATGACGACTTCCACAAGCGTGGGCATCTGCCAACGGCTGTTATTGTGGACCCTGCTAAGACGGTCACGCTGAACAGCGCAGAGAGTGCAATCGTTTGCGTAAGTGTGGACGTTGAGCAGGGCGTGCTGTGGTGGCGGGAGACGTTGGGCCTGAAGTTGCACCCAGATGAACTCTATGACGTAGCCCATGATATGGCTGTCCGCCGCAACGCTGACATCATTGCAGTTGAAGAAACGTCGTTGAATGAGTTTATTACAAAGCCTTTCACCGACTTGTTGGCCAGGCGTGGGTGGCGTGGCCAGTTTCTCCCGCTCAAGGCTCGTGGTAAGAAGGAGGAGCGAATCCGTGCACTCGTGCCGTACAGCCGCCAGGGTCAGATGCGCTTTAACAAGGGCTCTTGTGAGCGGCTTAAGGCGCAGCTTCTGGGCTTCCCGCGCAGCAAGCTGGTTGATGTTAGCGATGCTGCAGCATACGTTGTTAAGTTAATGGAAGAAGGTCACCTTGAAATTGGCTTCCTCAGCGACGATCAGTACAACAGCCCAGATACAATAGCAGCTGAGCTTCGCTTGCTTGACAGACTTGACAGGCAGCCAGCCATAGACAGCTTTAGGATCATATAACCGTGCTTCGGTCAAAATTTGAACGCAGGAATTGTTATGAGTAGAATGCCAGGATACTATGGACAGAACGCTACTCGCGGGTTTGACACCTCATATAGGTATAAGTATCCTGATGGTAGGAAACTGAAGCCTGGTAGCGAGCTGCATGATACAATTGTGCAGATGCTGTTGGACCGTGCGCAGGAGTCGTATGACCAGATCAGCAGTCGGTTCGACTCGTGGGATGAGATTGGCAAGACGCTTCGTGCGTACGTTTCGCCGGATCAGAAGGACGATGAGGACGCTGTTGGTGATCAGACCAACAGTATCGTTATTCCAGTTAGCTATGCTAACATGGAGACGGTGCTGACGTACATGACCAAGACTTTTCTGGGCGACTCTATCTTCCGGTTCAGTCCGGTTGGACCAGAGGACGAACTGGGGTCTCGGCTCATGGAGCTGTTGGTGCAGAGGCAGATGGTGCTGAGTGGTGCTGGGTTGGAGCTGCATACGAGCTGGCGCGATGGCTTTGCGTATGGTTTCGGAGCAGCTGTGCCAGTATGGACTGAGCATTATGCGTACAAGCGGCAGTTCAAGGAAGAAGGCTTTCTGTCTATGATTAATAGCTTGTTCCAGTCGTCTGGTATTCGTGAGACGACGGATCAGCAGCTGGTGCGTGAAGGCAACGAAATTATTACGATTAGCCCGTATCGGACGCTTCCTGATCCGACTGTGGCTATTCATAAGGTGCAAAAGGGTGAGTTCTTTGGATGGACAGACAGTGAGAACTTCGCGAGTCTGATGGCCAGAGACCAGGGCAATGGCGGTGACTTGTTTAACGTTAAGTACCTGCGGCACATGAATGGTGGCATGAGTGCGTTCTCTTCGTTTCGTGAGGACTCTGGAGACAGGGACGCGGCAGCGGACGATAGTGTGCGAGAGGGCTCCGTCACAAGGCCCTTCGACATCGTCTACATGTACGTGAATCTAATTCCTGAGGAGTGGGGCCTTGGCAAGGGTGAGTATCCTGAGAAGTGGATGTTTGGTGTTGCTGGGGATAGGGTGCTGATCAAGGCGGAGCCTGCAGGCTTGGATCATGGAAAGTTTCCAGTATCAATCTGTGCACCTGACTACGACGGCTACAGCGCAAGTCCGATTAGCCGGATGGAGCTAGTGAATGGTATGCAGCAGGTTGTGGACTTTGTTATTAACAGCCACATAGCGAATGTGCGCAAGGCTGTGAACGATATGCTCATTGTTGATCCACTGCTGGTCAACATGGACGACTTAGCGAATCCAAAGCCTGGCAAGCTGATTCGCTTACGACAGAGAGGTTGGGGCAGAGGCGTAGAGAATGTGGTGAAGCAGCTTCAGGTTAGTGATGTGACCAGAGGCAACGTGCAAGATGCAGGCTTCATTATGAACATGATTCAGCAGACAACTGGGGCTGTGGATGTTGTACAAGGTTTGATGAAGGACCGCGGAGAGAGACGCAGCGCCACGGAAGTTAATACGGCAAGGTCTAGTGCGCTGAGCCGCCTGGAGAAAACGGCGCAGATCATCAGTATGCAGATGATGCAGCCGCTAGGCGGGCTCATCGCCAGCCAGACACAGCAACTGATGTCTGAGGAAACGTTCGTGAAGATAGCTGGACGCTATCGCGAGGAGCTGGCTGCAACATATGGCCAGGAGTATGCGAACGTTACGCCACAGGACATTAGTGTTAACTTCGACGTTGAGATCAGCGACGGCAGCATGCCTGGAGGTGAGCCACCTGAGACATGGGTAAACCTGTTCCAGGTGCTTGGGCAGAATGAGATGCTATCACAGCAGTTTGACATGGTGCGAATCTTTAAGCATATTGCAAGGCAGCTTGGTGCGAAGAACGTTGAACAGTTTGCACTTAAGCCGCCGCAGCAAGGGAAGCTGATGGAAGACGATCAGCTGCTCAACGAGATTGACAAAGGAAACCTCATTGAAAGGGGACAGAGTGCAACACCTTAACTTCGAGCAGTTTGAACAGGACAACGCGTTCTGGCAGGTCATCAGAGAGTCCATCCAAATGATGATTGATGGTGCGAAAGATGACTTGGCCCAGGCCAGCGACTTACTGTCTATTGGCCGCTACCAGGGCGAGATTGAAGGGTACAAGAAGGTCCTAGACATTCCTAGTGTGCTGGCGCAAGAGGCTGCTGCGCAGGCTGGAGAGGACCGCGAACGTATAGACGAGTTCCAGACGGAACAGGAGGACTAGGATGGCTAAGGACAGGATGGCCGAAGAAGTTGCTGACATTCTGAATGTGGATGAGCTGCCGGACAAGGACCCTCGGGACAAGGAAACGACCGAGGACAGCATCGACGACGACTACGCGGAGTTGCACGACATCGACGAAGACGACGATGAAGATGAAGACGACGCAGAGGACGCAGAGGACGATGATGCTGAGGATGAGGATGACGACGAAGATGAGGACGATGATGAAGACGACGAGGACGAGCCAGACTATTCTGAGATGTCCCGTAAGGAGCTCATCAAACTGATCAAGGACGAAGACCTCGACATCGACTACGCTGATCTGGAGACCGACGAGATTCGGGAGGCCCTGGCAGACGTAGAGCCTAATGAGCAGGGTGCGCAGATCAAGCAGCTCCTTGCCCAGATGCAGGCGGCTGGCTACGGTACGCAGCAGAAGCCGCAGCAGGACCAGCCTGCGGGCGTTGAGCAGATGGTGCAGAAGTACCTGAAGGACGCTGGTGTGCTGAAGGATAAGCCTGCAGAGAAGGAGAAGCCTGAGTTTAAGGACCAGGACTTTTTGAAGGACGAAGATTTCGATCTGGTGACACAGGACCCGAAGGCGCTGAACAAGTTGCTGAACAAGGTGGCGAAGCAAGCTTACGAGGCTGCTGGACCCACCCAGGACCCTGTGAATGTGCAGGAGCTGACGCAGAACATCAGTCAGCAGGTGCAGAGTCAGATCTTGGCGGTGCAGGCTGCGAATGAGTTCTATCGGGCCAACGCAGACCTCGCACAGTTTAAGCCTGTTATTGGCTACTTGGTTGGTGAGTACGTGAAGGAAAACCCCAACGATGCCAACGACTATATGAAGGTTCTCAACGAAGTTGGTGTGAGAGCCAGGAAGATGTTAGGCTTGCAGAAGAAGGGACGGAAGTCCTCTGCCTCTGGTGACCGTAAGCCTCGACGTAAAACAAAAAAGCCCTCCTTCCCGAGGACACCGAAAAGCGGCAGGGCTAGGAAACGCGGGAAAAAGATGTCTGATACACAGAAAGACATCTTGGACACATTGGGAATTAAAACTTAAAGGAGTTTCACATGAAAAAGGTTGGTATTCCCCTCGACCTTCGGAGCCTATCCAGCCGCCAGAGCAAGCATCTGGAGCATCCGATGTACGGGGTTCTCTACCCGACCCTCCAGGCCGATGCGGTGGAGTTGGCAAAGACTGCCGACTACACCATCCTGGACGCCGACTTCGGCAAGTGGATGACCAACGAAGGTGATAACGGTGCTATCGTCTTCACCCTTCCTGCCTACGATGCCGACGAGCACGAAGGCAAGGTCATCGGCTTCAAGGCGTTGGCTGCTCAGCAGATCAGCGTCAGCCCCAACTCTGCCAACATGATCTTCCTCGCCGGTGACGGAGTCGCTAACAAGGACCTGGTGATCGCTGGCACCATCGGCAACTTCGCCGTGATCGCTGGTTACAACGGGGCCTGGCACTGTGTGCAGGCGAATGGCGTTGTCACCAAGGAAGGGTAGGAGGTGACCCATGACTATGATTGATGCTGCCCTGGAGCGCCTCGGACTGCATTTTGTCGGCGACAAGATGCGGTTCTCTGGCCACATTCAGGCAGACAACATTCTGGGTACTCGGGGCGATGTGTACTATGTACACAGTGGTAGTGGCAGTGATGCTGTCTATTACGGTGGTCGCCCTGACAAGGCCTTCGCAACCATCGACTACGCCATCGGTAAGTGTACAGCGAACCAAGGCGATGTCATCATCGTGCTTCCAGGACATACGGAGGACATTGCCTCTGCTACTGAACTGGTGGCTGACGTTGCTGGCATCAGCATCATCGGTGTGGGGTCTGGAGGAGATCGTCCGACCCTCACACTGACTGCGAGTGCGAGCACGATCAGCATCACAGCTGCATCTGTTGTCTTCCAGAATTTCATTCTGGTATCGGAGTTTACGAATGGCGTTGCTGCTGGCATCACTGTCGGCGCTGCAGCCCATGGAGTAAGGCTCCTCGACATCGAGATGCGTGAGACACTGGTTACCCAGGAGTGGTTAATCGGTGTTAGCGTGGCAGCTGGGTGCGACTACGGCATCATCGACGGTTTCAACTACTATGGTATTCCTGGTGGTGGTACCACCCAGGTTATCAAGTTCGCTGGAGCTAGCGATTGGTGGGTCGTTAAGAACTTCTTGATCTACGTCGACGCGAGTGGCGCAGTGATTGATGCTCTTACGGCCGCCAGCGTTTGGATGACTATCAGCAATGGAGTCATCCACAATCTGGACACCGGTGCTGGTCTGTCTGTTTCTGTTAAGTCTGACACAACCGGCTTCATGCACGATCTTCGGATCAGCGCACTGAAGGCTGGAGCCGTACCTGCTGGTGCTGCTATGGCCGTTAGCGAAGTGTATGTCAGTAACGTCATCTTCACGCAGGGCTTCTACCAGCCTGTGCAAGATAGTTAAAGAGGAGGCATAGTAATATGGCTGCTTTTCTAGGTATGCGCGGTACGGGCGACTGGGGAACCAACGATCGTCCCCAGAACTGGCGTCAGGGAATTCTCTATGAGTACCCGAACGGCAAGGCCCCTCTCACCGCTATTCAGTCCATGCTTTCCAGTGAGCCGACTGATGATCCGAAGTTCCACTGGTTCACCAAAGCGCTGCCTACACAGGCTGGCGCGATTACCGACATCTACACTGACGTAGCGCTGGCAACTGCCTACTCCAGTGGCGGTGTGGCAGGCGATCTGCTGTATGTGAAGATGGCTGAGGCTCTGAGCGAAGAGATTCGTGAAGGCCATGAAGTCCTTCTTCGCTACGCCAGTGATCCTGATGTTGACTGTGTTGGCGTGGTCGAGGCATCCGTGCAGAATGGTGCCAGCTCCTATGTTGTGGTCAAACTCCTGGAGGATGATGACAACAGTGCGAGCTACGATCTGTCCGACGCTGACCGTATCCTGGTGCTCAGTAGCGGTCAGGGTGAAGGTGCTGCCATCCCGGACGCCATCGCCTACGATCCGACTGAGTACGACAACTACACGCAGATTCACGAGACCTCCCTGGAGATCACGCGTACTGCCCGAAAGACGAAACTTCGTACGAAGGAGCAGTACAAGGAATCCAAGCGTGAGGCCCTGGAGCTGCACTCCATCGAAATGGAGAAGCAGAAGTTCTTCGGTATCTATGCCATGGTCACTGCTGACAACGGCAAGCCGAAGCGTTTCTCTCGCGGTATCGTTCCTGCCATCAAGGAATACGCTGCAAGTAACTCCATCAACTTCCCGACGCTGACAGCCTACTCTGGTAAGACCTGGCTCCAGTATGGGGAGGACGCGATCGACACCTATCTGGAACAGGTGTTCCGTCACGGTAACCAAGAGAAGGTGGGCTTCTGTGGGTCGGGCGCTCTGCTCGGTATCCAGAAACTCGTCAAGAGCCTGGGCTTCTACAACTTCGACGTAAAGACCGTCTCCTACGGCATCCAGGTCGTGGAGTGGGTCACTCCGTTCGGCGTCTTGTATCTCAAGAGCCATCCGCTCTTCAACTACGAGACCACGAACCGGAACTCCGTCGTGATCGTGGACGCAAGGAACCTGAAGGAACGTCCGCTGGATAATACCTTCTTCAAGAAGGACATGAGCTACCGGAAGGGTGGCCGTGCCAGCATCGACGGTCTAAAGGAATCCTACCTGACCGAGACTGGGGACGAGCACCACATGCTCGATGGGATGATGTATTGGACCGGAGTCGGCCAGGACAACAGCCTCTAAGCCCCGTAACTGACCAATGGGAGCAGGCCTTCGGGTCTGCTCCTTCGGTCAAATTTTAACCGAAGGAATTTGCTGTGAATCTAACCGACATTAGAGCCTGGGTTATTAAGCTCAGTGGGCGTGTTGATCTGGGTGCGCTAGATGGCAGCACTGACAACGGTGTTAATGATCTGATTGCCTTTGGGCAGCGGATGCTAGACAGGATGCAACCGACACCTGGTAGCAAGCGTCGCCTAGTCGCTGATTTAGCGTCTGGGGAGTATAAGGTTTCAATCGAGTCTGCAAGGGCCGTAGAAGAGGTTTGGATAGCCGACAGTAGTGGGAACCGCTGGGAGCTGGAGCCTAAGGACCTTTCGTGGATTCGTAGTCAGTATGCAACGAGCTGGGATCAGGTGGATTCTGGCCCTCCGTTGTACTACGCGGCGAATGTGCAAACGCTTGCACCTACACAGCAGGGCTTCTTGTCTGATGCGCTAACCGGAATGGAAGATGTTGGAGGCGTCGTGTTCGGCGCTGATGAAGGCGTTAGGGGCCTGATTGTTGCGCCACCTTCAGATGGATGGCATACAGTAACAGTGTTTGGGAGGTTCTATGAAAGACAGCTCGGAAGCTCTATCGCGGCAGTTGGCGATCTCACGCTCAGCGGTCTTCCGGTTGCGGATGAGACGTTTGCTATCGACAGCACAACCTTTACCTGGAAAGCAGCAGCTGGCGGTGATACGGAGATTACGATCGCAAGCACGGCGCAAGCGTGCATCGACAATGCGGTCACAGTAGTCAATGCGAAGTTGAGTACGTGCGTCGTAGCGCGTGTTCGGGACGACATTCTGCGCGTCACCTGGGGCACGCTTGGTACGGCAGGGAACGCCATTACCTTCACAGAGGCAATGACGAATGCGAGTGCCAACGGTAGCGGCACGCTTGGCGGCACGCAGTTGGGCGCAGAGATCGTGGAGAACTGGTGGAGCGCTGAGGAACCGTTTGCGCTGATCTATGCAGCGCTGTGGGCCATCGAGACAGGCTACCGGAACACAGAGGGCGCGAAGGACTGGATGAACTCCTTGATGGACGTACTGACTGGCGTGGACAAGGACAATGCGTTTGAGTCTGCGAACGCAGAAGTGCAGATGAGGGGCTAGCGTGAAAGCTGAAACCAGACGGTTCAGTCTTGGCGATAAGGGCCTGCGTCCACACGCGAGTGTGCGCAAGGACCAAGGTTGGGCGGAGAAGGCGTCTGGGTTACGCCTACGTGAGCATGGCCCTGAGTCTTTCAGCGGGATCGACAGTATTATTGATGCTGCTACGCTGTACGACACATACGATATTAGCGTCAACACTCCGCACCCGCAGATTATGAAAGGCATAGGCATTCGGTACTTGGTGACGAAGCAGCGCCTGTACAAGATAGACTATAGTGCTGGCGCATATTCGTTAACGCGTATCTGGACGTATGACTCGCGGGACAGCGAGACAAAGTTGGCTCCGCTGGGTGGTGGTGCTTGGCAGTTCATCGACTTTGATCAGACGTGGATGATGGTGAACGGTAGCGCGACGATGTTTAAGGCTAGCAGCCAGGTGGAGTTGCCGATTAGTCGATATGACAGTACGCAGGTCTATGTGGAGAACAGCGTTAGTATTAACGCAGGTTGCCAGTTTCAGGGTCGTGCTGTTATCGGCGGCTTCAACAATCAGAATTTCTATAACGCGGACTGGCGTGAGTTCTGGGAGTACTGGTCACAGAAGAACAATCCTGGGATGCAGTTTCAGGTAGGCTTCGACCAGAACTGGGTCATGTGGACTATGGTAGGGGCCGCGGACTTGCTGTGGTTGTTCTATCCGGAGCTGGCTAACCAAGGTGTGTCCAGTGGCTCTGGCTACGACAGCGACAATCCGATTATCTTTGACATGCTGAAGCGTGGAGATAGCGGCTTTGCAGTGATGCCCTTCCAGGGTGCCGTGAAGGATATTCGGCAGATGGGCGGTAAGGTTATGGTCTTCGGTGAGGATGGTTCCGCGGAGTTGCGGCCATTCGTTGATCCAGCGCCTAGCTTTGGCGTGTGGCCTGCAGATGTGCCAGGCATCGCGAACACTGGCGCGGTGGCAGGTGACAAGAACATGCAGGCGCTGATGGACCCAGAGGGCAACGTCTGGCTCATCACACCTGAGGAGACGAAGAACCTTGGGTACAAGGAATTCGGCGCAGCGCTGCTTGGAGAGGACGACGTAATGGTTTCCTTTAATCCAGTGGAGCGAGAGTTCTACTTTAGCAACGGCTTTGAATCGTTAGTTCTGACTCAGCGAGGCATGACGCAGACTGATCAGGCTATTATAACGACTATGTATGATAACGGCAAAGTGTATGGAGTAAC